ACGGAGGGCCTTCACACCAGCACTCATCGAATGCTGATGCGAGGGTCTCAACCAACACGCCAGCCATAGAGCTGGCTTTTTTACGTCCACACAACCCGGAGAGAGAAATGACGAAGCAACAGATCAAGCACCGCTACACCGACGCAGTCCTCTTCGAGTGCGATGTGCCGGATGACATTCAGCAGTCGGGCATGGCGATGCGCTATGCGCTGGAGAAAGCGACCGAGGTCCGCGCCAACCTGAGCGGCGCCAACCTGCGCGGCGCCAACCTGAGCGGCGCCAACCTGCGCGGCGCCAACCTGAGCGACGCCAACCTGAGCGACGCCTACCTGCGCGACGCCAACCTGAGCGACGCCTACCTGCGCGGCGCCAACCTGAGCGACGCCAACCTGAGCGACGCCAACCTGCGCGGCGCCTACCTGCGCGGCGCCAACCTGCGCGACGCCAAGTATGCTGACTACGCAATCGCTTGCACTCGCATCCTTCCCGAGGGATCGCTGATCGGCTGGAAGAAGTGCCAAGACGGACTGATCGTGAAGCTGCGCATCCCCGAAGAAGCGAAGCGCTCGCATGCCTTCGGCCGCAAGTGCCGAGCCGAGTTCGCCGATGTGCTCTCCATCGAAGCGCCGGACGGCGACGGGTGGAAGCCAGCAGAACTGGCCATCGCCAGCCATGACGGCAAGACCGAATACCGCGTGGGCCAGCGCGTCATGCCCGACTCCTTCTCCGAAGACTGGGTGGAGGAATGTGCACCCGGAATCCACTTCTTTATACAGCGGGCAGAAGCCGAGGCTTACTGACCCCTCCCCCCTACACAGAGCCCGCTATATGCGGGCTTCTTTTTTGGAGCAATGAAACATGGACAAGACACAGGAAGCGGCACACACGCCTGGGCCGTGGAAAGCCACAGTAGGAGCCTGCTATGAGCAGGTCGAAGTCGAAGGCGGACCACTGATTTGCTTTGCGGCCATCCGGGAGGAAAGCAAGGCCAACGCCCGGCTGATCGCACAGTCCCCGATGTTCCTGGCCTGGGCCCAGCGTCAGCTGGAGCGCAAGCACCGCGGGCAGGTCTTCCTCGACAACGAGGATGTGCTCGAGTTGGAGCAGATCGTCGCCAAGGCTACGGGAGCCGCTGCACCCGCCGCCCCGTCTCTTGCGCTGACCGCCTTCATCCAGGACGTGGAAGCAGCCGAGGGCAAGGCCACCGGGAGCGCAGCATGAGCACTCCCACAGTGATCGCCGCACTGATCGAAGCGGCAAACGAGATTGAACGGCTGGGGGGTGATCCCTCGCGCTTTCACAAGGTGGCGCATGAGGCACCTGACGTGCTGGGCGCGCTCAAGCAGATGGTGGCTTGCCACGGGAGGCGTGCACTCGGCACTTCTTCCGAAAGAAAGGATGCGCGGATGCGCGCGCACTTTGTCATTTCGCAGGCAGAGGAGTCCTCATGAGCGCCCTACGCAAAGCCCAATGGGTCTACGACAACCTACTCCCCATTGAGCCTGTCGAAGACCCCGCACAGGACTGCTTGATTGCCCTGCAGGACCGCATGCAGGAGCTGGCAGCAAAGCATCGCGACCTGACCTCTGTGACGTTTCTTGGGACTGTGGATGTGGACAACGCAGAGCAGGTTGAGGACAAGGCTGCCCGCATGCTCAACGTTGCACGCGAACTAGTCCTGGACCTTGAAGACTTGATTTCACATGCGCAAAGGAGATTGCCGTGACCGACCGCGAACTGCTGGAGTTGGCCGCGAAGGCCTACAACGATCCTGAAGTGCAGCCAGGACACCCCGACTTCACGCGCTGGATTGGTTACGACGAGACCCTCGGCTGCGATGTGATGGTGCGTTGGAATCCGCTGGCCGACGACGGCGATGCGCTGCGCCTTGCCACTCGGCTCTGCATGAGCATCAGCACCGGCCCGTGCGAGGCATCGGCCGACACCATTCAGGGCGCCCTGCGTGGTGCGTTCTTTCGTGCATCGACCCTCACGCGAGGCCAAGCCGAAGCAGTACGGCGCGTGATTGTTGAGGCCGCTGCAGAGGTCGGGAGGGCGATGTGATGCCCCGCGCTTCTGACTGGCTCGCAGCCCCTTTCATCGTCTGCATCGTGCTGGTGTTGATCGCATGGCTCGACAGGACGTAATCGTTATGTGGGGCTGCTGCCTCGCATTCCTCTGCCTTCTTGCGCTTTTGGCGCTGGAGAACTTCACATGAACGCAGTTGTAGAGCTGCCCCGGGCTCCCGTCGCCACCACCAGCAGCGCGAGCCCTGCTGCCCTCGTCCTGACGCACGCCAAGACCGTCCAAGAGGTCATGAAGTCCGTCATGAAGCAGGAGGTGCATTACGGGAAGATCCCCGGGGCTGGTGACAAGCCCGTGCTACTCAAGTCCGGCGCGGAAGTGCTTTGCATGACCTTCCGCATCGCCGACAAGTACGAAGTTGCCGACCTGTCGCAGCCCGGCGCGATCCGCTATCGCGTGTCGTGCGTGGCGGTACACCAAGTCACCGGCGAGATTCTGGGCTCCGGCCTGGGCGAGTGCTCGACGGACGAAGAAAAGTACCGCTGGCGACGCGCTGTGTGCGATGAGGAATTTGAGGTTACGTCGCCCGACATGCGGCGCCTCAAGTTCGTGCGCAAGTACGGCAACGTTGAAAAGGTCCGCCAGATCCGCACTGAGCCTGCCGACCTTGCAAACACCGTCCTCAAGATGGCGTGCAAGCGCGCCAAGATCGCCATGGTCTTGAACGTCACCGCGGCATCGGACATGTTCAGCCAAGACCTTGAAGACCTGGACGCCGAGCTGGTCCGGCATCTTGCCGAAGACGAGCAGGCCGAGCATATGCAGGGCGTCCGCGACGAGTGGGCTGCCAAGGCCGCCGAAGCGCAAAGCCGAGCCGATCTGGAGAAGGTCTGGAAAGACGGCGTGGCTGTCTTCAACAAGGCCCGGGACAAGGAGGGTTACCAAGCCTTCGCCAAGGCCGTGAAGGAAGCCGGGGCCAAGTTCCCAAAGGAGGCGGCATGAAGGAGATCCTTTTCCGCTGCTCCAGCCTGGGCCGGCTGATGACGGACCCAAAGAGCAAGGCCGAGGGCATCCTGTCCGTGGGCGCCAAGACCTACATCCGCGAGCTTGCCCAGCAAGAAATCTACGGCGTCGAGTTCGAGGCCAGCAGCCGCGAGATGGAAAAGGGAATCCGCCTGGAGCCCGACTCCATCGCTTTGCTCAACCGCGTTCGAGGCCTGTCCCTCGCCAAGAACACCGAGCGCCGCACCAACGGCCTGATCACTGGCGAGTGCGACCTTTTCGACGCCGCTCGCCGCCGCGGACACGACCTCAAGACCGCATGGTCTTTGAAGACGTTTCGCGCCTTTCAGGCTGACTGCGAGGACAAGCTATACGAGTGGCAATGCCGGGGCTACATGGCCCTTTGGGATGCCGACGAGTGGGAGGTGAACTGGACCATGCTGGACACGCCAGATGACTTGATCGGCTACGAGCCGCTCCAGCATCACGTCGTGTCCCACATTCCCGAGCACCTACGCCTGACCTCCTGGGTCATCAAGCGCGACGCCGACAAAGAGGCGCTGATTCAACAGAAGGTCGAGGCCGCCCGCGCGTACTTTGCGCAGGTCATCGCCGAGTTCGACCGCACGCATCAACCCATCACCGAGGAACTCGCAGCATGAGCAAGAAGTTTGACGTCGTCGTTACCCAGCGCTACAGCGACCGTGACGGCAATGAGCAGAAGCGGTACATCAATATCGGCGCCGTCTTCGAGACGTCCAAGGGCATGTCGATGAAGCTGGAGTCCATCCCTATGGGCTGGGATGGCTGGTGCGCCTTCTACGAGCCCAAGGCCAAGGAAGGAGGCCAGCAGACGCAGCAGCGCGCGCCCAGTCGCAGTGCGCCGCGCAGCGACGACTTCGGAAGCGAAGAACCGCCCTTCTGACCATGCTCCACATCCTGCAATGCAAAGACAAGGGCCTCCCCGGCCCTCAGTGCGGATGTGAGGCGTCATGCCAACTGTGCCATCAATGCGAGACGGTCGAGCACTGCTCCTCGCATGGATGCATTCCCAAGACTGACAAAGAGCCGCCCAGCGTCATAGAGACGCCTGTGCTGGCGTATCCGAGAGGAGAGTGAGATGAGCGAAGACCTCATGCCGTCGCCCGAGCATTTCGAACTGCTGCGCGGCGCCTTGGACCACATCGCCAAGACTGCGCGCGCCAGCCGCTCGCAGACGCGCCGCCTACGTTGGATCGAGCTGCGCGCGGAGACGGCCCTGCGCGGCGAGGTCTACCGCGACCAGGACATCGACCTGCCGAAGAACGCAGGTCCGAACACGCCCGAGCGCCTGCGGCAGCGACTGGCCAGAGTGACAGCGGAAAAGCACGCATTGCTTGAGGCTCTTCAAGAAGCTGTGCGTCTTGAGATCAAGGGCGCCTATCTGCTTGCGAAGTGTGAGTCCGCCATTGCGCGGGCCACTGCCACCAAGGAGCCCTCCCATGACTGACGACCCCCGACCCGGCTTCAATGCCCTTCGCGACAAGATGCTTCAACACCTGGAAGTGCATCGGACCGCGAAGCTGGAAGACCTGGCCCAGGCAGCGGCCACGTTCGCATACGAGGCGCTGTACCTGCCCGGATCGTCCGATGTGCCGTATGTACAGCGCACTGCGCCGCGGCGCATCTATCTGTGCGTGTCCGATGACCTGGACGACCGCGATGAGCCCTTCCCTGAGGAAGTGACTTGGGCTGCTGATGAGGCCATCAGCGTAACCGTCCCCTACGTGCGTGCCGACCTGGTC